GGAGGCATCGTGTCGGGCACAGGAGGCATCGCATCGGGCGCGGGTTGTGTGGGTGACATCATGTTTGTAATGCTATTTCTTATAGCAGACATTATACCAGTTTCATTTGGTGTATCTTTGAGTAATCGAGCATCATCATCCTTTTTCAAGGTTTCCGCAATCAATATGTTACTATCATCTTCGCTCATACCCGGTGGGGGTGGTGGAGCGCGCCTGGTTTGTGTGTTTTTTAATGTTAATGATTTTTTTGATTTACTTTTTTTTGTTTTATTATTCAGTGGTTGAGCCATATTATATATTACATATATAATCTTAAATTGCTTAATACTTTATTTACACGAGTTATAACGTCTATTTTTTCTAAATTATATGGACGTATCATCTTACAAACATCGGAATATGGTTTCCATTCAACCTTACTAACTTCACTTTTCTGAAATTCTGTGTCTGAGTTTCGAAGATTATCCAAATACGCAATATAGTATCGATGTTTGTATGATTTATAATTTGAACCGGTAAATATTTCCTCTACTGGCAATATATTTTGTACGACCTTCAAATTGTTACGCAAATAACCGGTCTCCTCTTCAAATTCGCGGAGAGCGCAATTCAGATCCTTCTCGTGATAATTGCGTCTACCTTTAGGATAACCCCACTCAGGCGTCTCCCACGCAGTATTTGAATTGTTAATTAGACTGTGAAGCGTGAAATACGTGTTACTCGTTTTAATTCCCTGTTTAAGTGAGCTAAATTTGTCTCTTGATACTTTTTCTTCTCCTCTATACTGTATCCCAATGTTATCACCCCATAAATAACTCCACAGCTCGTCAAATTCCATAGTCATCAAGCGTTCCTTTTCATCAACAGTCATTTCGTCAATAATATTCATAATGTAATTTCTATTGTGTAACGGATATTTACCCCGCATAAAGTCAACGAATCCCAGCGAATCCTTTCTTCTAATCATAAGATACTCTGCTTCACCTTTATTATATCTGAACGCAATAACCCCAATGCTGGTTATTGGTTGCTTACATTGATGAAACATGTGACCATTCTTACCACAATTATTACAGAAATTATATTGCTTTGACATACTATTTGTTATTATCTGTTAATTTTTATATCATTTACAATAAATGGCATTAGATCCTAAAATATGGGGGCCACACTATTGGTTCGTATTACATACGATTGCCATATCATATCCTTTAAACCCTAATGATGTGACAAAAAAAAAATATTACGATTTCATTCAAAATCTTCCATTATTTCTACCTGTAGATGAAATCGGAAATAGTTTTAGCAAATATCTTGATAAATATCCAATTACACCATATTTAGACTCACGCGAGTCGTTCATCAAATGGATGCATTTTATTCACAATAAAATAAACAACACAATTGGACAACCCGAAATAAGTATGGATGACGCAATGGCTGACTACTACGAGAACTATAAACCAAAGGCAGTAAAGGACAATGAAACACGGAGACATCGAGAGAAATTTGTCTTTATGTTCATAATAATAATTCTCTTTATAATTGGCGCAATTCTCTATAATAAATAAGTTAAATATATATCAACAGATTTAGTAAATGATAACGCCATCCACATATCCAATAGCGTATATGTCAATCGTATCCTTTATTTCTGTGTTTTCTAAATTACTAGATGAACCATTGAAACCATCAAGAGTTTGTCTTACACTATATAATTTATTGAATGTCTTTCTCAATTGCTACGTTATTTACGGAATGTATCCATATTTTTCAGTCCCCTCAATTGGTATAGATGTGGAATATGATAGGAATTTTAAATTCTACGCATATCTACACGTATTGACCAACAGCATCGGGTTTGTCGATTCATCTCTAATTATGTTAACACATAAATGGGACAAATTGTCCAAACTACACATTTTTCACCACACGACATCGGGGTTTTGTTGGTTATATGTCCTACAGCATTCGCAATTCGGTGGGTCAGTCGGCATTTATTTTGGTATGATAATGGGAGCAATATACAACCTAATTATGTATATTCATTACTCTATTACTAGCATAGGATATAATAATTATGCCAAACCATTATTTGTAGGTTCACAACTATGTCCATTGTTGCTATCATCGATTCATAGCAGCATCCGTATTTTTCATAACACTGACCACGCAATTTATGGATTTGTCAATTTATACTACATGTCAATATTGCTATATCTATATCACATTGAATTGTTTGCAGATAAAACCTCTTATAAAACATCAACCTATAAACCACTACACGTGAGAATTAACAACAAAATATATGACGCGGGCGAGTTTCAATCAACCCACCCTGGTGGAAATGTTATTAAATTTTATAATTGTATTGAGAATGACGTAGATGCGACCGACGCATTTAATACGTTTCATCTTCGTTCTAAACACGCAAACAAACACCTCGCCAGATTACCTGTAGTTCGCACTCTCTCCAAAGAGGAGTATATTGTGGGAAATCCAGAGTTTAAAAAATTAATATCTACGTGGAAGTCAAAGGGTTATTTCAAAACGAAATACAACTTCTTTATTGTATGGGCGTCTGCGGTTTTTCTATCTACACTCGCCAGTTACTATGTAATGTATTGTGGCTATCCGATTGTAGGTGGTGTTATGGTAGGTGTCGCCTGGGCACAGTGTGGCTTTATTCAACACCATTCTGGACATTTAGGATTCAGTGGAAATAATAAGCTGGATATAATGATTCAGACATTTTATGAGGGGCTTCTCAAGGGAGGTTCGGCGCGATGGTGGCGAAACCGACACAATAAACACCACGCGATGCCAAATTCAATCGAACACGACGGTGATTTGAGAACTACACCGTTCTTTGCGTGGGACCCGGTTCTAATTCGCAAAGTCCCTACATATCTTCTGCGAATCCAACATCTCATATTTATTCCGATTATGTTTCTCTATGTCCCCGTGTTCTTCGTTACTACAAAACTCTTCATAATTCGCAAGGAGTATTGGGACGAACTCGCCATCATAATTCTCCATTTTTATTTCAGCAGTTTTTTCATCAATAACATTAAGGATTTTGTCGTATTTTATATGATTGGCTATAGCATTCAGGGATTTTATTTAGGAATTATGTTTGCACTCAATCATTTCGCAATGGGACGCATTGACAATGTCGAGACAACGTGGGAAAAATGGCAGATGGACGCCACGTGCAATTGGGGCGTAGGAAACCGATATGCCGAGGTAATCTCGGGTTTTCTGAATATTCAAATAGAGCATCACCTCGCACCACAAATGCCCGCGGAAAATATGCATCTCATTGTTCCCGACGTAATGAAATATTCCAAGGACAATAACATTCCGTATATTAATTACACATTTTGCGAGGCGTTTAAGAAGATGATGATTGGACTCAAGGAGACGGGACAGAATGAGCTTAAGCGCAGAAAAAAATTGAAATGAATATCATAATAGATATATATAGACAAAACAAACAACAAAGACATAATGCCAAAACCTCTTATCAGTATGATTCACTCGCTTCCGGAGGGCGTGGTCGGTCACGTGCTGACTTTCATTCCGCGCAACGATACTGCGCAGCTCATTGTAAACGCATCACAAGAAGACAAGTTGGTTCTTACCTACCTTCGAAAGTACAAGGTTATAAACGACGACTATAGAGAGAGACTATATCGCGAAATCGCACCTTCAGTGATTGGGACCAGTGAGTATGGTGGTGGAGACGCACCAATGTCTATCATTCGACAAAAGGTCTCTGTTGGCGAGCGTGTCCGTATGCGGTCGATATCCGAAAGGTGTGGTAATCGTTGGTTTAATCGTTCAAATCTATAATCAGTTGATTGTATTATAAATAGAAAGGTAATCAATTATAGTATAATATTTTTTATTTCAATATTATAATATGAAAATAGAACTTCTCATTATAGCAATAACAGCTTTTTTTGTTGCTAATACGTATTATGATGGCAAATATGTTCAACTACTTAAGTCCTGGAAAAAATATTATCAAATGGCTGGAATTGCGTTTGCTGGGATATCCGCATACGCCTATCTTAAGAAATTCCCTGGACAAGGTCAATCTCTTGTATCACACGCAAATGGATTTATTAAGCATATGCCGATAGATAAGGAGGCGGGTGATTTGTTAACCCCGTTGCTTAATATGACGAAGGAGGGTTTTACGAATCCAATACAGGACCACATGATACAGCAGGGGCAAGGACAGATAACACCTCAGCAAAAACGCATGATGAATTCGGGAAAACAATCCACTAAGCGTAGTGTAAGCGAGACGAAGAAGAAATATGTTGCTTCACAGCAAGGATGGACGTGTGGGAAATGTAAACGTCAGTTGCCAGCTTGGTTCGAGGTTGACCACAAAACCAGGTTAGAATATGGTGGTTCTAATCACGTTGATAATTTAGTAGCGTTATGTAGGGATTGTCACGGAGAGAAAACCGCAATGGAGAATTTATAATCCTTTGAATATTTATAAAATATATAAAATATTTAATTATTATAACTATGACAACAGGTTTATTCACAGAAATAGTAATAGAATTAAAAGAAAAGGCATCTAAAATTCCACCTAAAATAATGAATTCAGTTTCGATAGTTTCCGCATTTGTTAAGAAATTCACGACAAACCCATTTAATTATGCAGTTCTACAAAGCATTATATTTGTCATTTTAATACTGGTGATTACATTAAGAGACCCATATGATTTATATGCCAACAAACCACTACACGTTACTATGGGCGTATTGTTTATATTTTTCCTAATGTTTATTACATATTTCTTCATCGACCATAGAAAATCTTTTGGATTAATCAACGATAAAAGTCTTTGGAAAATATTCGTAAAGAAAATTTTTTCTCTGATAGCATTAGCGTTGGCTATTGTTGGAGTCGTTCTCCTTGGACTTTTGATTATTAAACGCGTCCCACAGATTACTAACATCACTGCGTTTATTTTTAGAGCAGTAATTGTCACCGGAGTAGTAGCAATTGGCTATATTTTATACAAACGTTTCTCTAATAGTAGCGCACCAGATAAAAAGAATCGCCTCATCAAATTACTGATAGATATATTACTCTACATACCGTGTATATTGATTGACACCGTGGAGTTTATCAAAGCTCAATGGAAAATCACAACAAAAACCGAATGGCTTATTTTAGGAGGCGAGGTCGTCTTTATCGGTATGGGATATATATTACCAATCATATACCAAAAATTAGTCACACATGACGGACAAATACTTCTTAAGGAACCAAAATACCTAAGCAACAAATATGAGTTGGGGACATACCAGAATCTTAATCCATCCGATAATACCGGCGACGTATTTAAGTATAGCTACTCCATTACTGGGTGGTTCAATATATACGGAATGGCTCCTAATATGCGCGCGAGTGCCAACGAATTCACTGATATTATAAACTACTCAAATAAACCTAAAATTCAATTTAACGTCTCTACGAACACACTAAGAATACAAACTGAATTAAGCCACCATATGCACCCTCACACGAATGATGCCAACACAGATGAGCACCACGACAAGCAGGCCACTACAGAACCATTATCCACCAGTTCAAAAACATTTGATGTTTTTATCACAGACGATATAGTATTACAAAAGTGGAATAATATAGTAATCAACTATGATTCAGGATATATGGACGTATTCTTAAATGGCGAACTGGTAGGAACCAAGGGAACCGTGTCTCCGTATATGAAATTTGACGTTGTTAGTGCCGGTGCGAATAGAGGAATTGAGGGAGGCATATGTAATGTCGTATACTATGACCGAATATTAAGTAAGGGCGAGATTGACATTAATTACAATTTGCTTAGTGAGTTAAATCCACCTTTACTTTAGATAATTTCTTATGATACATTATATAGATATGTTTGGGATGAACAATTTCAATTCATTTGGTAATAATATGAATTATGGACAAGGTGGCATATTAAGAACGATTCTTAAAGCGATGGTTCTTTTATTCATCGTATATCTTATAGTCAATTGGTATTTTAAAAAAACTAAAAAATTGCTTTCAATGTCAAGTGGTACGATTCAGCACATGATTTCGTCAGAAGACCTACCCGAAAATACACAGGCAGGTAATTACACATATTCAATGTGGTTTTACATAAACGATTGGAATAAAAGATACGGCGAGAATAAGGTAATACTTAAAAGGGGTGACGGAGACAGTGAAAGTATAAATGTTAGTTTAGGCGAAACAGAAAATAATATAATAGTGAAAGTGCAACACTTTGGGGACACAAACGAGACTAACCCTTCATATCATGATACGAAGGTTTACAATATACCGCTACAAAAGTGGGTTAATCTAACCATTAGCACGTATGGTAAAACTATTGATATATACCTTAATGGTAAATTATACAAAACCGATGTTTTACCCAATCTCCCTATGCCAGATGTCGGTGGTGATATAGTAATCACACCCGATGGTGGTTTTAGTGGATGGACCACCAATTTCCTTTACACACCAGGACCAACAAATCCTCAGCAGGCATATAACATTTACAAGAAGGGTTATGGTGGTAGTATGTTAGGGAATTTATTCAACAAATACCGCCTTCGGATACAGGTATTACGCGACAATGAAGTAACCGGTGGATTTGAGATGTAAATCTTTAGCCAGTATTTTAGCGGTGTCACGTGTAATAATCCCTCACATAATGAGAGGGTGGACAAGATATGTTATATAATTTATGTTATATAATATATAAGATGGTTGGATATGGATCACAAAGTTTTGGTTATGGTGCGATGGGAGCTTTTTATAAGGCAAATTCACTCGTTGCTAAGTTTGCCTTTCTAGTAATGGTTCTTTTAGTATTTATAATAGTTCTTCGTATAGGAACTGTGATTCTCGCGTGGTATTTTACGCCTTCTGAGAATCCAATATTATTAGACGGGATGATTGACGCAACAAGAATGATGGTGATTCCACAAAATCCGCGCATTAAAGGTGCTGTATCAATAATCAGATCTGATAACGAGCGACATGGTATGGAATTCACGTGGTCCGTATGGATTTTTATTGAGAGCACTACATTTAAAAGCGGTACAGAACGTTACAAGCATATATTCCACAAGGGAACAGATAAGAAGATTGCTAATAGCGAGGGAACATACCACCCTAACAATGCTCCCGGACTTTACATAGACCAGGGTAGCGACGGACTTTCCAATGACCTACTACTAAAGATGAATACATACGAAGATATAGAGGATGATGTTTCCATCACGGGTGTTCCCATCAGTAAGTGGGTTAATGTAATTATTAGACTTAATAAACAAAATCAGTTAGACGTATATATTAACGGAACGCTTACCAAAAGACATATGTTGAGCGGGACCGCAAAACAGAACTATGAGGACGTATATCTCTCGATGAATGGTGGCTTTAATGGGTATACTTCCGAGCTTCGCTATTTCAATTCGGCAATTGGAACCACACAAATATATGACCTTGTTTCAAAGGGACCGAACCTTAAAAGTAAAACCGAATCTCTAACTAAGACCGCACCTAGATACCTATCAAGTAGGTGGTTTTTCGAAGAGGCACAAGATATTCATGACTAATATGTTGAAGTTTTTAGAAAACGAATGACAAGTAGATTAAACGAATTAAATCTACACATTTAATTTTAAATAGAACATAATATTAATATGAGCACTTGTCCAACAAAACCAGTTGTGACTATCGAAGGATCACGCGACACAGGATTCTGTCTAAGAGACACGTTATCGCCTAGCTATAGCGGAACCACCCAAAACCAGAACTTCTCAAATATGGCTAATAATCCACATATTAACCATTCGTGTGAAGAGCCCCCCGAGGAGGAGGAGGAGGAGGAGGGCGAGAGCGAGAGCGAGAGCGGCGCCTTCCCTCTGGAAGAATTAGACAGTATTGATAATACGAATAATGATGATGAAACTATACCCATATTCACGGTGAGTGATATAGACGGGGCTAAAAAGCTAGTAGCAGTCGAGAGCGTGAGAAGTAATATCGAAATAATAGATAGTGATGTTCGTACAGGCGCAGGATGTCATTATAAACCTATCAAATTTTAAATATTTTATACATTTTAAATTTGATTACTCGCGAAGATTAGGATTGACACAGATGGCTCGTGACGGAAAAATTTCACCAGATAAGCAGCTATCATTCTCGTTCACCTCTATACAGCTTCTGAATCCACGATCCTCACCAATGTAGCAAAAACCTGATTTGCTCTGCGATGTTTGCGTCGTGCTTCCAGCGTCATCGGCAACAGGAATGAAATTATTAGTATGACGGTAGTATGTCTCGTCACTATTGCTATTGTCGTCTAATTTATTGCGCGTAATGCGACTGCGAACATTATTATCCGTAACATTCTGTTGTAAAACGTCTACACCACCTACTATGCTACCCGAAACAACGTCTATCAGTCCCTTACTCCCTTCTCCAGATACGACTGCGGTTTGTTTTAGAATATCTCCGCTAGATTTTCCAAATATTTTAGTCAATGGAGCAACCACACTTGCCGTGGCGTCAGTAAACATACCTAAATATGTGAATAAATTAAATCCCAGCATTGCTAAAATTAGAATTATTAAACCATATTTAATAATAGAGAACCAGTTCATTCTGGACGCCTCAACTTCAGGTGTTAGAGATTTCACAATATTATTTGACCTAATATTCTCGAATGACGTTCTTGAAATTATTTTTTCTAAATCATTTGTCTTTGACATCGTTATATATATATATGGCGTTATATATTGTTGTAAATTAATTATAGAGACATATTATAATGGTTAGCGCTGATAAAGGGACCCGCAAAACTCCTCGATTTGCGCGTTTAGAAATTCAAAAACGAAGACGTGGTAGCAAACCTTCACCCAACAAACCTTCACTCAGCAAGTCTACGCAAAGCAAGTCTACACGAAGCAACTCTACGCGAAGCAAGTCTACGCGAAGCAACTCTACGCGAAGCAAGTCTACGCGAAGCAAGTCTACGCGAAGCAAGTCTACGCGAAGCAAGTCTACGCGAAGCAAGTCTACGCGAAGCAAGTCTACGCGAAGCAAGTCTAAGAAGAGCATCTCTAAAAATACCGTCATTATCAAAGACGAAACGCCGTTTGAAGAGAGACTGGTGAGTCAGAGCATTCATCAAGTTGCAAAGAAACGCGATAAGATAAAAGGATTACAGCCAATCGACGAATTGGTTCCGCTGATTCGTTCAGATTTGTCTGCGAAAAAATCCTTCTCTCCAGCAGTCAACGCTATATTGGTATCTATGAATAAAAAATCAACCACGACAAACATATTCGGATGTGGGTTGGATATACCACTAAAGGGTAAAAAATTCAAACCTAACATGCACCGCAACCAAAAGTCCCTGTTTAAAAAAACTATGGAGATAAACATTGGCACTACCGATTCGCTGGATTGCGTCGACCGTAACGACTCGCGCGCCCAAACGGTATTATTGAACAACCTGAAATCCAGTGCGTCACTTAACTATGGGAGGATAATCATGCCCCTTCAGCTTAAATCTAATTGCTGGTTTAACACCATGTTCGCCTGTATGTTTGTAAGCGACAAAGGGCGGAAATTCTTCCGTTTTTTTAGGCAACTGATGATTGAAGGAAAGCGCGCAGACAATGTAAAGATAACACCCAAAATCTTGTCGGACTCGTTTTTTTTATTAAATGCGGCAATAGAAGCATCCTACAATAAAACCAACAGCGACGATGTGGGAAATCTGGCACTCACTATGGACACTAACAATATTATTACGCGAATATTCAACTCAATTCCGTATTCAAAGCGCATCAGTCCAATTATGGACGTTGACGCAGCAAACAATCCACTTGACTATTATGATGCGATTATTGGATATCTTTATCCGCGCAAAAATAATACGGACCTCAAATTCGCAAGGCTCGGATATAATGAGTATTATAATCTACTAATGAACAATTACCTCGTCGAAAATGCCGATATATACACGGTTGAATTGATAGACGACCAATCTAAGACCTTTAACGACCGCGTCCTATCGTTTACCGTGAATGGGTCTAAGTATGTACTCGATTCGGTAATTATGCGCGACAAAGATATGTTTCACTTTTGTGCGATGATTACGTGCGGGGGCGTAGAGTATGGCTACGACGGTGCGAGCATGTCTCGCCTTAACAAATTCTCCTGGAAAAAATATATAAATAAGGATAAGGAATGGACGTTCGAAGGGTCGAATTTCAACGAGAACAAGTCCACTCCTATTCTGTGGAATTTCAGAAGCAGTTACCAGATTTTATTTTACTACCGCGTTAATTAAATTTTATTTTTAAATAACCCAATTAAAAATAAAATTACTGAATAATATAATGGAGCGGAAATTCATAATAATCAATGACTACAAATATGATATTACGAATTTCAAACACCCTGGTGGAAATGTCATTAACTATATGGCAAATGGAGACAATGCCACGGAAGCATTCAATGAATTTCATTATCGTTCTAAAACAGCAACACAAGTATTAAACCAATTACCAAAAACAAAACTATCAAATTTTATTTATGATGACAAGGACATTCTAAAAGACTTCGGAAAACTCAGGAACTCATTCATTCGCAAAGGCTATTTCAAGCCCTCCCAGTTCCATGTGTTTAAGCGCGCATTATTTATCGTTACTCTATACGGAGTCGCGACTTACACGATTCAGTATAATTGTATTGCGGCCGCGCTCATATTTGGACTATGCGGAGGACAATGTGGCTGGCTCCAGCACGAGGCCGGACACAATTCGCTTACCGGAAATATCGGGTTGGATAAGCTTATTCAGGAGTTTATAATGGGATTCGGTCTCTATGTCTCTGCGAGCAAGTGGAACCGAATGCACAATCGCCACCACGCGACCCCCCAGAAAATAGGGCACGATGTGGACTTGGAGACCACGCCTTTTGTCGCCTTCTACAAAAATGCGGTCTCCGACAATAAGGCAACGGTGCGGTTCTGCTCCCCCACGTGGCTCCGTTTTCAGGCCTACACATTTCTGCCTATTACCAGCGGGCTCCTCGTTCCCGTGTATTGGAGATGCTACCTCCACACCGCACATATGATACGGAATGGGAAATTCAGAGAGATTATGTGGACCGTGTTAGGGACCACAACACATATTGGCGCGTTTATGTGGCTAGGCGAACACTCATTAGGTAAGGCGTTCTTATACCATTATTTATCATGTTGGCTAAGTTATATTTATATGTTCGGACATTTCTCGCTCTCGCATTCTACCACCGATACCGTTGGCGAAGAGGAGAATCCGTCCTGGATACGATATGCCATTGAACACAGCGTGGATATAAGCACCACCAACTATCTGGTCGGCTGGGTGATGGGCTACCTCAACTATCAAGTAGTCCACCATCTATTCCCATCTATGCCCCAGTATCGCGGCTACGAGGTGTCAAAAGAGTTGGTTCCGTTCTGTAAAAAATACGGAATTGAGTATAAGCGCATTGGGTATGCGAGAGCGTGGGGAGAAATGCTCGGTAATTTGAACAGCGTTGGAAAGCAATGCGGTAATAAACGGAAACGCGAATAATCATATTCAAACGCTATATGTCTCTACCGACGACGTCTCATCACTATCGGACGACTCAGAGAGATAGAAAGCCCTGTCCATATGTACAATGAGATCCGCCTGTTTCTCCTCCACGCTCTTTGCGAACACTTTCTTACAATTATTATATATCAAATAACCAAGCGTAATCATTATAACTATTATCGCTAACGCTACGACGGCGCACTGAATTACTAAATGCGACCACCATAATATAATCGCAGTCTTGTAGAAGAGCTTGTCTGCGTAGAACTCCCTCACACAATGGTCATCAATGTCAATCTCACGCCTACCCCACCAACAAACGACGACATTTCCCGCAAACAACATAAGGTAGCTACAATAGTAGCTTAATCGAAGCCTTACAGAGACTATATCTATGGATATTAGTATCCCACAAACAATCAACCAATACCAAAGGGTGTTATTGGGACAATCCTCCTCTATATATAGGGTATTCCCGTTTGAAATCGCAGTTATCCATACTATAAATAGAGATACAGTTGTCGCCAATGTCGCCATCCATAGGACTATCATAATGCATTCACACAAGATATCGCATATACCCGATGTGGTCATTTTGTTAGGGACAAAATTATATATTTAAAATCAATTTATATAAAAATATAAAAAATATATTTTTATAAATATTACAAATATTTTTATTTACCTTTATAAGGTTATGAATAGTTTATGTTATTAGTTTATTTCATTATCATACCACCGTTTAATGCTTCTCATCAGAATCTTAGAATTCTCTCTGACTAACCACTCCAAGTGGTCCTCTGCTATGTTGCGACTCTCAAGCGAACGTTCGCGATTGGTGGACAATTGATGATGGAAATATCCTGTTTGACGTGTAGTAGTTGACCAATTATCCGCCATCGCGTTTAGGGCTTCATCGGGTAATTTATTTGGTATTTTAACCTTGGGTGCGAACTCGTCGCGACAGAAGGGGCACGTGTTATTAACCCGCGAATGTTGGGCGAAGCAGTCGGGACACATCTCGTGTCCACAGCGAAGGGACACTTTTCCATCCATATCGTCTGTGCAAATTAGACAGGTGTTATCCTGATGCGGCTCCTCGTTCACTCCCGCGTCGCGCAATTGCCTCTTGAGTTGTCTAATCTTGTTCGATTCTCTCTTAACTGTATTGTCCTTCTCGTCTAGCTGTTCCACAAGCTCATCGATGGTGCTCTCGTATGCTTGGCGAACGGCCGCCTTGTGCTCGCGTCTCCGCCCGTCCGGGTGGGCAATGTGCGCATCGCGTAGCTTAAGATTTAGGATTTGTGCCATTATGGTAGTTTGTATGTGACATTATATTGTTGTGAATTATGATTTCAATTTTTTATTGGCGTCATAATCCTTGTCTGGTGGAGCATCGCGCAAAGGTAGTTTGCTCACTATATATTCGCCGCACGACCCACAATGGTCCTCGTTCGCCAAGTCTATCTTCTGGTTTCGTATCGTATTAGACGTATCAATACTCCACCTGCCAAGCGGCTTCACGTCGTTCCCGAATTTGATATTTCTCAAAACTCTTAGAACTGTTCTCATTATATAGGATATTATATATTACACCACAGCTTTATTATAAAATTGATATAATAATAAATCCAGTATATGCTAGTATTATCAAATGGAGGCCCACCTAAAATCCACATACGGTTTCAACGAGTTTCGCGAATACCAGAAAGACATTATCAACGATCTGCTGAATGGCGAGAACACGTTCGCGATTCTACCCACGGGCGGTGGCAAATCGCTGCTATACCAGTTTCCGGCCACCTATACGGGGAAGCTTACGATTGTGGTCTCGCCTTTGATTTCGCTGATGAACGACCAGTGCAACTATCTGAATTCCAAAAATATTAACAGCGCGTGTCTGAACTCCGAGACCTGTATTGACATCAGCGAATACAAAAACTATAAAATTATATACACGACGCCCGAGTTTATAGAGAGACGCATCGCCATATTTGAAAAGATAAAGGATATTATTGGGCTGTTTGCCATCGACGAAGCGCATTGCGTGTCTCAGTGGAGCCACGACTTCCGCGAGAGCTACCTGAAGCTGGGAATTATCAAGACCACGTTCCCCGAGATTCCGATGCTCGCCGTCACCGCCACCGCCACGCCTCGCGTCGTCAACGACATTTACGAGATGCTCAACATTTACGAGGCCAACGAGTATGCTCTCGGCACCCGTCGCACCAATCTGGAAATCAACATATACCGAAAGCGGAATTTTGACCTCTGCGAGTTCACCGAGCCCACCATCGTATACGTCCAGACGAGGAAGGCGTGCGAGTCGGTGTGCGAAAAGCTCCAGTGTAAGGGGGTGCGGTGCGCCTACTATCACGGAGGCATGGCGAAGGAAGAGAAGGAGCGCAGCCACGAGCGGTTCACCTCGGGCGACATCATGGTCATCGTCGCCACGATTTCGTTCGGGATGGGCATCGACAAGTCGGATATTCGCCACGTCATCAATTACGGGGTGCCGAGCGACATTGAGACCTACTATCAGGAAATTGGTCGTGCGGGACGGGACGGACTTCCGAGCAAGGCGTCGCTCTACTACGAACCGCAAGACTTCTCTACCACAGTCTTCCTCATTAACCTCTCGGAAGACCCAGCGCAAATCGCCCTCAAGACAACCGCGATGAACACGTTTCGCAAATTCCTAGAGGAGAACAACATCTGCCGGCAGCAAATCATCGAATACTACTTTGAACACGGCGAATATCCCACCGAGGAGGACATCGTGGACATTCCGAAATGCAATATGTGCGACAACTGCTCCGGCAAGAAGAAGCAGGATATGGCGGATATTAGCGACGAAGCGGTGGCGGTTTTCAAACTCGTCAACGCGCAGCAATTCGGTAAGGGGTTCACCTACGGAATGGAGAAGACGGTCACCATGATTAAAAATAGCGGCAATCCGCTATTTAGCACGAGGTCTAAAATGTGGATTAAGGAGCTGCTGGAAATCCTCATCACAAAGAACGTCTTGGTCCGCGTGACCAAGGGGAACTACTTTGTCATATGCGTGGGGAAGAAAAACGTCACCGCGATGCTGCCGATTACCGCGCGCATCAACAAGGACGTATCGCTGTCCTTTCAGTCAAAATCCTCCAGCTCCGAGAACCGGTTGCGCGAGGTTCGCGATGAGATTGCGACGAGACACGGGATTTTGCCCACCGTCTTTATCAACGACCGTGTTCTCATGAACATCCAGAGCAAAAAACCCAAGGACGTGAGCCAACTCTGGCAGGTGGACGGAATCTCCGACGAATTCATCATTAAATACGGACCCGAATTTATCGCCGAATACAAGACGAAAGCGAAGAAAAAACCATCCACCAGCAAAAGCGGCGGCGTCAAAGACATCACCTACAAACATTACAAAGAGGGAAAGTCAATGAGCGAAATATCCAAGCTGACGGACCGAGGAATACGAGTAATCGAAGACCATATGATTCACATATTTGAGCATTACGACGGGGTTGACATCGACCCCGATTACTTCGGCCTCACACCCGAATTTGAGGAGGACATTAAGAACGCAGTTAAAAAGGTCGGCTCGGAATTCCTGAAACCTATCAAAGATATAGTCAATAGCAAAATCACATATGGTCAGATTAAATTGTATATGTTGATTAGTAGATTAGAATAATCGGCTGTATATATATATATATGGCAGCCCACTATAATAATCATTTGACAATAAATGGTACTAACTACAATACAGTGTGGTTGGATGCAATGCATGATCGCACGAATTATAAGGCTAATGCTGCTACGGTTGACGAAGACAATCTTATGACAATATCAAGGATGTGGCCACAAACCTCCTTTACCACACCACAACCTGTGAATTTCCTTACACTTTTCAAACAAAAATATATATTAGAACCTAAAATTAATGTCATTAATGCTATACCCGGAGAAATGAGAATAAAAGATGTATATAGTGGAATGTTTTTTGGATTTGCTTTGAACGAATTTATTGACCAAGCCGATACATCAACATTAAATTATTTGAAATATTATGATTCTCTCGGCACCACCACAAATATAGAGCTCAATTTCGCTGGTAGTTCGGGATTACCACCAGAAAGTTTTCCAAATTCATTTTTATATAATTGCGATAAGATATTATTTAAGTATTTTATAGAACAGAAGGACGGCAGCGACACATCGCTCTACCCTTATGACAACACCGATGATACGGAGAATAGTGTTTGGAGTACTGATAATTGTAAAAAAAGACATCTTTATAATCTTAACTGTTTTTGGAAAAAATTATTAGATACAATTGATAGCGATCACGCAGATGACGATGTATACAATTTTGAAAATGTAATTAAGACTGCTGCTATTGTCTGTTTGAGACAAATCGTGTTTACCGATTTTAAAATGATGAAAAATACCACCGGAGCGCGCAATGCTTATGTTGATTTCTTATACCAGTATCCAATGTGGAAAATTAATAATGCTGGTGTCGAATATTATTACGTAACTACACAGAGTCTCTGTGCCAGTAATATTCCAAACAAAAATGTTAATGTAAAGCCAAGACCAGAAGGAAAAACAACCAAAGAACAGAAAAGTTGTTTTAAAGGTTTAAATAAACTATTAGACAACTCGAATGCTAATCATCTAATTAAATCACATTTTTATATGTTATTAAAATATGCTGGTGATACATCTCATATGGTATTATACGATATTTTAAATACTATTACAAATATTGATAAACCTAACTTAGCATTATATTTATCAGAAAGACCATTACTTGTTAGAGCATTTACAAAAAATATGAATATTTATTGCAAATATCTTGCTAAATTTAATCAAATAAGTATAATTAAAACACCAGATGAAGTGTTTAAACTAACTAATATGAAAGATAATGTTATTCGTTTAACAAGAGCAAAAAATTATATAGAAGATATTGTTAAACTACAATCTATTATACAACCACCACCACCACCACCTAATTTAGATATTTTATTTTTGAATGTTGAATTGCCAGATATTGACAACCTTATTACAAGCGCGATGACCAACGAAGCAATTACATTAGACCCTACAGACCATATCAAAGTTGAATCTTATCATAATTTTATCAAACAAATAATTGCTTGTCATGAATTAATTGGCAAAACTACAACATTTATTAAACATATGGAACACGTAAATAGAACAATAATCAATAGAAAGTTTTTCCCGACCAAATCTCGGTGTCCTCTACTCACGGATTTAACATCTTTTTTGAGTGACATGGTAAATAAGGCTATTAACCAAAAAAATAAAGAACAATTCTATCGTGCACTTGAATATCTTCACACATTTAATTCTATTACATTACCAGCAATAGATAATACACTAATACCAACAGCAACAGATTTATATAATTATTTTAAAGATTTACGGATATTGTTGGAAAACACAATTTTCCAAAATAAGAACAAATTTGAAAAACTAAATCCGATATCAATTAATGAGGGCTCGGCTGGCAGACCAATAGCCGTACAGATTAGACATATGATCAATGAACCACATAAATTGCGTGAATGGATAGATAGTGAATTCAATCGCGCCTCATCGAGATCAAATAAATTAACCGATATAGGAATACAAAATATTGTAGACTATTTGATTATGTATGATACACTAACCCACAATGTATCAGATGATGGAGTGGCACTCGTAGGTGGCAGTGCGTTTGTAGCTCATCTATCAGCACCAGCACCAGCAGATTTCGGATTTAATCTTACTTTGTTAGATTTGGATTCTACATTAAAAGAACAAGAAATAGAAAATATTATAAAGGAATTAAAAATAAACGTTGGTATTGATATTGGTAGAATAAAAGTTTTATATAAAGGATTAGTTGACGATATAGACGCACTTAATAATAACGGAAATATAACCATGTATGTTACTAAAATTACTAATGACATTGATGCGCTTCTTAATTACTTGGACGTAACCACATATAGTGATGGTAACGTTGATTTGATAGAAGCCTTAATTTTAATATTAAATGAAATAAAAGATTTCAATGAAGAAATAATTCCATTCGTTGTAGAAATGAATAAGGAACAAATAGACGCTGTGGTGATTGCGAATAACGTTGTGGAGGAAAAGGAAAAGAAAATACTGGAATTCCTAGACACTATGGATAACGACGATAACAGTCTTGTGGACGACGATATCAGTCTTGTGGACGACGATATCAGTCTTGTGGGCAAGGAACTATACGATGAAGTGATACGAGTGATTGTTGTTGCAGAAAAAATGCTGACCACGATGTGGAGGGTGGAGGCAAATGCTTCGGCGGCGGCGGCTGTGGTGGATACGGCGGCAGTGGTGGCGGCGGCTCGGCGGTCGGCGGCGGCGGCGGCGGCGGC